GATAAAATTTTATCAACCGTTACTGATGGATGTCTTTGCTCAAGTAAGGTTTCTGGAGAAATATTATATTGCATAATCAGATGAGGGTACAGACTGTTGAGGTCAAAAGAAACCACCCAGTCATACTTACCTGGTATTGGTTCTTTTACATAAGCACCTGCATACTGTGAATCTTTGTCTGTTCTCACCTTCGGAGGAATAACAACATTTTTCCTCTTTAGATAATTATATATAATCGAATCCCATGTTCTTACTTGAAAAAATACATCTGTGTAATTCACTTTCGCATCATATGCCATCGTCAAACATAGTTCAATCAACTTCATTTTATCCTCAAGTTGATCTACAAGTTCAACGTCAACAATGTTATATTCAATGAACTTTTGCCAGTTGCCAGTATAGAAGTCCCGAAAGGTGTCAAATTCAGAGTGATCTAATTTTTTCTTACCAAGTTCAACAAAAGCAATGTGATCCAAGCGATATGATTCTTGATTTGTGTATGTAAACTTTTTATACAAATCAAGGTAATCAATTACAGAAATACCTGCCATTTCACAAGATATTTGTTTACGACCTTGTACAACAAAATCTTTCTTTCTTACATAACCCCAAGGAGAAAGTTTACGAACTTTCTTTTCACCCATCAATCTTTCGATACGTCCTACGATATATGGAATATCATATAACTCACAATTCCAACCAGTGATAACCTCTGGTGTATTTGTCTGCCAATATTCTAAAAAGCGATCTATTAAATTATATTCATCCGTACATTGAACATATCTTACATCATTTCTTGTATTATTAAATGGACGTGAAGCAAAACAAATTATCTTTTTAGTTGTGTAATCTTGTAGAGTAATTGCTAATAATTCTTCCGCACAATTAAAGACATCAGGGAAACCACTTTCAGCAGCAACCTCGATGTCAATCGTGACTAATTTAATTTTACTAATATCAAATTTAATTTCTTCTTCGGGATATCTTTCAGAAATATACTGACAGATATATCTGTCATTTCCATAAACATCAAAGTTTTCAACACCAGAATATTTTTCAATAAATTCTTTGCAATCAGATATTTTACCAGGTTTAATTGGTTCAACACTATCTCCCTCTAGGGTTTTAAACTTCGATTTTTTCTTCGAAGGTACATAAAAAGTGGGATGAAATGTTTCCCTCGCAGTAAAATGCTTGCCATTTTCATATCCACGGACAAGAATTTCATTAAACCTTTGGTGGACATTGGTGTAAAACCTCATTTAATAGTCTCAAGATAATCATCAAGTATTCTTTGGTTGGGATCAACCAATGTTAATATCTTATCAGAACTTATAAACATTTGCAAACTTTCAGTTACGTTAGACATCCATCTAATTACTTTATTATCTTTAATCACACAAGGATCTTCCAACATGCAATCTGGTTGCCCAATTTCTGCTATGACTTCTTTTATCTTACTGACTAAAACTAAATTATTCGTCAAGTACAATATTTGGATTGATAAATCCTCCGTCTGCTCCAGAGGTTCCTCCTCTGGAATCATGTCCATCAGTTGATCCACTGGTTGATTTACTTCTTCCATGTCTTCCATTAATTTTGTCCTCGTAATTTTGTTTAATTGAATCTATTGGATCAGTAATACAAACTATCCAATCTTTATCGACAATAATATTATCATCTTTTGATAAAGACATCCACTTATAATATATGGCTTCTTGTTTTACAGGTTTAGTTCCCTCTGTAAGAAGTTGTGGTTCTGGACGACTAACTCTTATAGCGTATGGATTACCGAAGAAGTAGGATACTAATTGATCATCAGAATTTCGAAATTCTTTGATATCAGCAATCACTTCTTCTCCAGATTTTAATAGTGCAAGTTGTATACTCATAATATTATATTATACGGATTTATTATAACAATAAAAAAGGAGATCGTCAAGATCTCCTTAATATGATACTACCCACCAATAACAAATGGTGGATTAGGTAAGGTGGGCATTGGAGACCTTGGTGGACTAGGAAGATAGTAACCTGGTGGTACACAAGGTCTTCTTATCGTACATTTACGAGGTCTTGGCATTTTACATACCGTAACCTTACCATGTGTTTTACATCTTGGTTTACGATGTCTTGGACGACCCTCTGGGTAGTGGTCTCGTGGTCTTCTCGGAATACCTTCGGGAGAAACACCAGCTTCTACAGAAGGTAAAATCGATCCTAATAAAAGGAGTGTTAATAATAGTTTTTTCATAGTTGTAAATCTAGATACAATGACGAATGAAGTGTAATATCATTCATCATTAAATCAAGCATTTGCCTTTTATATAGTAGCATTAAAAAAGGGGATCGTCAAGATCCCCTTTAGATTTTTTACGATAATAATTAAGGTGGGTGTAAATACTTTTTCATTTTTCCTTTGAAATAAACTTCTTAGTAATAATGAAATCCTTCCTCCTTTAATTTACATTTACATAAAGTATTTAGATTTAAATTGTCAAAATTTCATAACTATTGAAACAAAAATTTATGCCTACGTGTTTATACTCAATAGTAAATTGATTTCATTATGAACTCTTTGGATAGATCAGGTTTTCCAAACATATCTATTTGTATGTCATCTGCATCAATTTCAAGATCATCCTCTCCTTTACGACAATGTAACCAGTAATACGTGTCATCTTCTCTAATATAAAAATAACTAGTATTATGTGAGTCAAGACAAAAGACAGCATACAAGTGAGGATATTCTCTCTTGCGATTTGGATCTGGTCTACATGATTTACCCATGTCACCATACATGGGTCTTGCCCCACTACCATGAGGAGTGGGCAAGTCTCGACCATGTGTTCCAAATAAATCGTATCCTTTAACCATTAAAGATATTCTTTTCTAGCATGATGTTCTGGTACAATCTTACCTAATGTAACTGTAAGAAGTCCATCTGCAAAAGTAACATCTTTAACTTCTACATCATCAGATAGTGACCAAGATCTTTCAAAATCTCTTTGTGCTAATCCTTGATGGAAGTATTTTCCCTCTGTATTTTTATCTGGTTTTTTACCCTCTACAAATAACTTTCCATATTCTGTGTAAACTTTAACTTCTTTCTTTTTGAATCCTGCGAGTGCAATCTCCAATCTGGACTCAACGTTGTTTACGTGAACGATATTATATGGTGGATAATTAGCATTTGTGTTTGTATTCCAAAATTGTTGGAAATAATCATCTAACCCTATGCTGTTTCTTGTGATCTTATCCATTAATTCTGGAAGATCTGCAGCACTATATCTCTGTATGTTAGTCATGGTTCTCCTTAGTAAGCGAGTGTGAATTGTGTCCCCGAAGGCGACATTATTATTTAACCACTCACTGTTAAATTATACAATAGGGAATACTCTAATTTTTTGTTCGGTATCTACTGCCAGTATTCATCAAGCACATCAAATACTCTATTTAAATATTCATTCGCTCCATTACATTCCCACTCACCTTTTTCTCCAATCTCACATTTATAGTGTAACTCCCTTTTAAGTTGCATGAGTCGATTCGTCATTGCAACTTTATCCAGTCTACCGTTCATGGTTACTCCTCGGTTTTCTTTTTCTTTCCTATATTATATTTTGTCTCAAGTATCCACTCGTGTTTTTCTTTATATGCTAACACTTTAATCTGATTTAGGGGAGCAATATCTGTAATTTTCTTTTCATTTATAACTTTAATTAATCCCCAATCAGTGAGTAATTGAATAATTCGATTACGACGCTGAACATCATTTTGAGTTAAATTTGCACGTTTACCATCTAGTGCAAATAATTCTTTAAAGTGTACGATATAATACTTTCCTTGCTTATGTAGAATATGACAGGACTGATAAATCTTTTTCTCTTTACGAGATGCTACTCCTATTCGTGTCAGTGTTTCACGAACTTTCAAGAAATCATCTGGTTCATTTAATGTAACTTCAATCATTTGGTCGATTGACCACTTTACCTCAGGCTCGGTAATCATTTCATTCCTCCAGTTTCAAATTTAGATTTTATAAAATTAAGTTGTTTTTTTGTCAGAATTCTTAGAGCCTGTTTTGCTTTTTCGTTACTATAACCATAATAACGTTTCACACAATCAAGATCCTTGATCTCATCCTTACGAAGCCATGGAGAAAATCTCTTTCGCTTCCTGACACTATTTAGAAAAAATGAATATTGAAGGTCATTATCTAGATGTGGATTTAAGTTCATTTCATTTGCAAAGAGAACTGTATCAAGATGTCCAGACATACAACGATTGACAATATACGCAGGATATTTTGCTGTGGGATCATCTTCGAATAGATTCTTTTTGTTGTGGTTAATTGAGTTCAACCAATCTTTCAATTCATAACTCATAATTTAAAAGTAGTAATTCTTTTCTCTTTTGTTGGTCTCTCATGTATTCTCCAACCGATCTCATTGTATACGTAAGATCAAACTCTGCAGCAGTCCAGTCTTTAAAACGATCCTTTACTAATTGATTTGAATTGTAACTGACTAACATATCAATATCAGATTTATCACAATCGTCTGCAAATTTATCATGGTCAAAAGATTTGTGCATTTCACCTTTCTTACCATATAAATTATCTTTAATATCATATGGTGGATCTAAGTACATAAAAATATTATCGTGAATATCATTTTCAATTAGATCTTCATATGTGTTGTTGGTTATATTCCAATTAGTAATTAATTCAGAATAACCAGAAAGTTTTTCAATTCCTCTCATTGAAAAATTAGATATTGATGCTTGTTGAGAAAAAGAAGATGATTCAGTCAGTCCAGAAAAACTACATTTATTGACAATATAAAATGCAGATGCTCTTTCAAGTGAATCAAATTTTTGATCATTAATTCTCTTTTTAGATTCATTAAAAAGTTCTCTTGCAGATATGGGTTCTGGATGAGTTGATTTATAATTTTTGATATTTTGTTCTAACTCTTTTCCAGACTTTTGAAGTTGCAACCAAAAATTAATAAGTGGTTCATACAAATCATTAACTGTAATTTTAAGGTGAGGATACTTTTTACTTATATGAATCGCAACACTTCCTCCACCAAGAAATGGTTCTCGAAACTCTACGTAATCACGAAGGTCAGGAAAGTATTGATCCATCTTGGTACAAGCACGAGACTTACCGCCAGGATATCTTAAAGGTGTTTTATATGATTTCACTTAAATTCGCACTCCACCATAATTTCAGTTAACGCTGCCAAAAGATTAATTTCTTGATCTGCGACGAACGCAATCTGAAACTGATATTTTGCAATAATAAGGACAGCAGCAGGTATGCTGCTAT